ATTTCAGATGCCTTCAACGAAGAAGACAAACCGTCAAGAAGAGCATTCTGTTCAGCGGTAAGGTGGACAGTATCATCCGCAGCATGAGCAACAAAAGCAGCCTTGTCGGTGATAGTGATCCACTTGGTGCTGTCCCAGTACTTCAGTTCCTTGGCGGAAAGATCCAGCCAGAGTTGACCATTGGTTGGGACTGATGGAGCTGCAGCAGAGACTTGGGTGCCAGTTGACAACCACGAGACACCATTCCAGTAACGGATCGTTTCGGTGCCATGGTCATACCAGATTTGACCCTTGGTCTTGATTGCCGGAGCAGTTGCACTACAGAAGTTCTCAAGCAGGCGCAGCATGTTCTCTTGGATGCCTTCACCATAATTCGGTGAACCTTTACCAAAAAGAGTGAGAGCGCTAGTTGAGGTGTCTTTCGTATTGAGATTCAGAACGAATGGAGCTTTGACGGTATCGTCAGTCCAATTCATGTAATATTCGCCAGCCATTTGGGCCTCCTTAAATTGTGCCGATTCACAATGAACATCTCGTACTCGGTTTCTGTTGTACGGGAGCTCTTTTATTTATCGATTGGTTGATTTGTAAAGACTTTTTGATTCGAGATAACAAAAATGGAGGCCGAAGCCTCCATTTTCAGATCAAACAGCGAACTGTTTAATTACACACCCATCAGAACAACCTTGATGGCCAGCGAAACGTTCAGAGTCACAACGACGTTGCCATCGTTGAACTTGACGCTTTGCGGGATGATTTGCTCATCGGTGGTTGCATCGATCACGGTCACATTCACGTAGCGTTGAGCCAGCGTGTGGGTGATGGTGTGAACGGTAGCAGCAGCACCGTCGTACAGCTTGTACGAGTTGGTAACACGAGCATCGAGAGTAGCGACAGAGGCTGCAACAGCAGCTTCAGCAGCACGAGCAGCAGTAGCTTCATCAGCGATTGCCGTAGTCAGGACACCTTCAGCAGCACGAGCAGTCGTTGCTTCAGCAGCAACAGCAGTCGTCAGAGCAGCTTCAGCAGCACGAGCGGTCGTTGCTTCAGCAGCAACAGCAGTCGTCAGGACACCTTCGGCTGCAGCAGCACGAGCGGCTTCAGAAGTCAGGTTCGACGTGAGCAGGGTTTCAGCAGCACGAGCAGTCGTTGCTTCAGCAGCAACAGCAGTCGTCAGGACACCTTCGGCAGCCACTGCACGGGCAGCTTCAGCAGCAATAGCTGCATCAGAAGAACCGGTCAGAGCAGCAACAGCATTCGACACAACCTTAACAGCGGCGTCGAGCTTGAAGTCAGCATCTTTCAGAGAAATAGCTGAGTCCAGGTAGTTCGAACCAGTAGCAGCGACGTAAGCACCGGTTGCTTCCAGACCAGCACCAGCTTGAGTCACATTCAGCTCGCCTTGGATGCCAGCTTCGACACCGAATGCACGAGCGGTTTCAGCATCAAGAGCAGCTTGGAACGCGGTATCAGCATTGGTACGAGCAACAGTTTCAGCAGCAACAGCGTCAGCAACAACCTTGACTTGGGTGTCAAGGACGAAAGCACCACCGAAGACGGTAGTAATACCGTTGAGGTAGTTGGTGCCAGTGACTGGGATGACGGCGCCATCGGAATCAAGACCGATAGAAGCTTGAGTCACATCCAGTTCAGCTTGCAGAGCAGCATCAGCAGACATACGCAGAGCAGCTTCAGCAGCGACACGAGCAGCATCAGTCGTGTTGTCCAGAGCGATCTGAGTGGTAACCCAGTTTTCGATCGTGGTGGTCAGAGCAGCATCACCGTCAGCACGGAGTTGAGCTTCGTTAGCCAGGCCAGAAGCAAGAGCAGCTTCAGCACCGATTGCACGAGCCTTTTCAGCGGTCAGAGCCGTATCCAGAGCAACGTCAGCACCCTTGAGGGAAGTGACATCAGCCAGGTAGGTCGTGTTTGCTGGGGCGGTGAAAGAACCGTCAACATTCAGACCGGCAGAGGCTTGGGAAGCATCGAGCTCAGCTTGGACAGCATCAACGCGCACACCGAGAGCAGCATCACCAGAGAGGCGAGCAGCAGTTTCAGTAGCGAGAAGATCCGAGTTGGCATTACCGAGAGCAGCATCAGCAGCGACACGAGCAGCGGTTTCAGCAGAATCAGCAGCACCACGAGCAGTAACTTCAGCGGCCAGATCACCGGTCAGCTTGGTTTCAGCAGCGCGAGCAGCCGTAGCTTCAGCAGCCAGGTCGGTAGCGAGTTGAGATTCAGCAGCACGAGCAACAGTAGCTTCAGCAGCAAGAGCAGCGGCAGCAGCGGTATCAGCAGCACCACGAGCAGCAACTTCGGTTGCCAGGTCAGCAGCGACAGCAGCTTCAGCAGCACCAGCACGAGTGACTTCAGCAGCCAGATCACCAGTGAGCTTGACTTCAGCAGCACGGGCAGTCGTAGCTTCAGCAGCAACAGCAGTCGTCAGAACGACTTCGGCGGCAGCAGCGCGAGCGGCTTCGTCAGAGACAGCAGTCGTCAGAGTAGCATCAGCAGCAGCACGAGCAGAAGCTTCGGTACCAACAGCAGTTTGGACAGCGCCTTCAGCAGCAAGAGCACGAGTAACTTCAGCAGCGAGATCGCTGGCGAGTTGAGCTTCGACGCCTTGAGCACGGGCGATCTCGGCAGTCAGACTGGCAGCCAGTTGATCAGCGTTGCCGCCGGTCGCGATGGAAGCCCATTCGGTGCCGTTGTTGAAATACAGCTTGCCTGTAGTTTCGATGTAGAACAGACGACCTTTTTCAAGGCTGTCAAACGTCGGGAGAGCGGTACCCTTTTCGACGTGCAGGTTGAAGATGCGGGAAGCACCCAGACCGTTTAGTTCAAGATGGCCATTAAGTTTCATTACGATTTTCCTCCGAAGAAATAGGGAACGATCTATTTATTATGCGACTATTACTTTTTATCTACGTGACGCGGTAGTTAGTGCCTTGACTGCGTTGTTAAACCCAGCCGGTTCCACCAGAAGTCTTCCGAGGTCATAGTCGTTAATGACCTCATCCGTTACATCGGCGAAGAAAAAAGTACCTTTGCTTCCGTTCTTTTCGATGTGGGTCAGTTGATAACCCAACACCTTAAGTGAAGCACCTAGGACAATATCAGTTGTTTCAAAAGTGTTGCTCATTCGATTTCCTTTGTGAATTCGCTTTATCACTTTATATTTATCAACTTAGTCGTCCTAGATTCTTATTTACGACACACTGATGGTCAGGGTGTACGTGATAAGGATGCTGCGATTGGCCGTCTTTTCAATCGGGTTGAACACGATGTGCGAGAGCAGCAAGCCATCCGGTGAGTACAAACCGAGTTCGTCGAAAGTGAACGTGCTGTCCGGGTTGGTGGTAATACCATCAGAAACGGCCTGGCCGTTCGGTTCGGTGGCATCGAGTTCCATCGTACACGTCACGATGGAGGTAATTGCTGGGGCCGGAGAAGCGGCCGAAATGACAGAGTTCGTCGACGGAGTGCCGGCGGTCTGGTCATCAATTTGCTCTTCATACGTACCGTTGTACAGCGTAGCTTCAGTACCGCTGACATTCGGTGTCAGGTACGTGATTTGCAGGCTCGTGTTGATGTGCGTGCCGCCATTCCCAAGGCCCATCTTTAGGACATAGGAATTGGCTTCATGGGCCAAGCCACGGGCAATGACACGGGCCATGTTCTGAGGGTGGATCGCGTTTTTCTTGTCGATCAGAACTTCTTTCGTGTCCTGGTCGATAGCATGAACGTGACCAACGATCTTGAATTGTGCTCCAGTTTCCATTAGAAACTCCTGTTTGTGAATATGTTGAATCTATTTATCAAGCTACGACAGTCACTACAACTTTGAATTTTTGTGCAATAGTGAAGTCAATCTCAATTTGTTCTGGGCTGATGATCAGGTTGTCAGGGATGATCTGGTTGATGTTCAAACCATCAAGCGATAGAGCATAAACGGTAACCGTATCGACCACAGTTCCTAGAGGAATAATCAAGAACAGTTTGTTGGTGTCAGAAGTTTGGACCTGGACCAGATCCGAACCAAGTTCAGCGGTGGTGACGACCTCAACAGCAAAATTCAGGTTATCGACAAGGATATCGGCTGGATCATCAAACCCAACGGTATCGGAATCAAGAAGGTCGAGACCGTCTGGAACCAAAATTTTCTCAGGTCCAACTCTAGTTTTGATCGTGAATGAAACATGGTCGGCGAGAGAGGTAATCGCTGTAGAGTCGGCTGGGGTATCGACATCAGAATTGAATGGTGAGGCACTAAATGGATCACCATCGAATTTTGAGTGTACTAGAGAATCAACGGGACCTCTTACCAAGATCGGATCGAGGAAGCTTGAGGTATTACGAATCAGCACGCGGTCGCTGAGGGTCGTAGATTGCGAGTCGAACAGCTTGTATCCAACGTCATAGTCCATTGCGTCAATGATCGTGGCCACAGCAATATCGCTAAATCCTGGGATGCGGTCGATGTTGGTATTGATCTTCAGATTCTCAGCAAACCCAATAGAGAATGAGTCAGAGTAAAAGTCTTTGGTTGTGAATGAGATAATGTCCAGTACCGAGGTCGGGAGAGAATCTGTTTCACCATTTCTGAAGGATGTGAGATATTCATCAGAGATTGCTACCCCAACAACCCCACCGTTAATATTGGTGTACTCGTCGTCAAATCTGATTCTCAATGCATCCGCGATCGAAGCATTGAAAAGGTCTGCATAGTGGTCTCTCAGAGTAGTCGAGAAAGATTCGCCAAAAGCAGCTTCAGCCGATTGGAGGTTCGGGACTGAATCAAGAACATCAAGGTGATCGACTAGCGTTGACGAAATATTAGTCGAGTATGTATGAGCGTTGGAAGTGAACAGAGAATCTGTGGTGGTGACCGCGACAGTATCGAGGTATCTCTCGAATCCAAGAGCTTTGAAACTTTCAGCCATCGAGACATTGAATTGGTCTTTATGGCGACTCATGTCCAAGAATTGAACAGTTTCTGAAATCGAAGTCTGTGTCCATCCGTTATACGTGTTGTACTGCTCGACTTGGAACTCAATTCTGTCACCAGCAGCTGGCACGAAAGAGAACTCAAAAGTGTAGTACTTTTGGTCATACACATCGTTAACCACAAGCAGCGATCCAAGATGAAGGTATCGCTGACCGTTGAGATCAACTTCTTCAAATCTCGTCTCTTGAATAGCTTGTTCTGATTTCGATTTTGGCTTCGACAGATAGTTTGGAGTGTCAAAGAAAGTCTGGTCGATCGTGTAAATGTCGAAGGCCAGTTGACCATCAATCTCAGAAAGGATCGTGTTGTCGTACTGGACGAAATAGGATAGCCACCCGTCGTCCTTCAGCGTAGTGGTATCTGTCACACCAGCTGGAATATATCGAATGAAGAGTCTGTCGAAATTGTAGAGATTGAACTGGACTGAGTCTCCGTACTTTGGTTCACGATCTTTCAAGAAGGTGATGTATGCACGGTCAGGAGTCGAGATGACATAATCGACCCCGTTAGTCTTTTCGACTCCATTGACCTGGACGACAACAGCATCATTGTACGGGATGCGATAGGTTCTACTGCCACCATCAGTGAAAGAGATCTGATTCTTCTTCAAGAAGTTTCTGCTCACGATGCTGGCAAACAATGCCTCGTTGATGAGCTTGTTGGTGTCAAGTTCAATGGCCATTGCCAAGTCTGGGAATTGCTTCAGATCGAAAACTTCATAGTCTTCTTGGTAGACCACGATGAGGTTTGGAGCCGGAACGAAATAATCAGTCCCTTTGACGAGGATCTTTTGGACACCATCCTTGGTGTTGTAGATCAAGAGGTTTGGCATCTGGTCAATGTTGCGATCCATTGTAAGATGGATTCGATACTTGATCATTGCCGTTGGGTTCTCATGTCGGAGAACTTCGATCATGCCAGTTTCGTCGATCCCTTCTCCATCAATCCCGAGAAGGTCAAAACCGTCTTCAACAGAGATCAGCTGATAGTCTGGGACCGTTGTGACCTGAATATCGACGAACTCAATCTTTGATGAGACGATACTCAGAAGTGGGACCGAGATCTCATCCTTGACACCGACTTGGTGCGATGGAGTAGATCGAATCGGAATGCGATCACCGAAAGGATTTGCCAGACCGTCAACGAAAGTATAGTCGTTGTCGTACATGAGCTTGTACGCAATGCTTTCAGAGAGCAGGTCTTTATCGAGGATCTCTTTGTTTAAAAAGAGCAGATCGAAATCGACCTCACGGTCACCAAACTTTGCATACGATTTTGTAATGATCGAACCGTTAGCGAGGACTTGCTGTCTCGTGAACTCTTCAACTACAATATCAGTTTGGAGATTGATCAGAATCTTGGAGCCGACACGTTCACCATCTAGATTGATCCATGGCATGACAGAATACAGATAGCCATCGATGAACTGTCGATTGACATAGCCAGACAGTTCTGGATAGTCTTCAAGGATCGTGTCAGTGTAGAAGAATGTGTAATTGTATGAGACGTGAATCTTTGGATTCTCATTGAGATACTTTGGATCTCTGCGCTGATAAAGAATCTCAGTAGTGTTATCGAATACTGAGGTGGTCGCGTAAACAAGATTCTCAGTTTGGTCGTACTCGGTCACATCGAAGCCATCCTCAGCCAACGTGTCGATGTAGTCAAACACTTGAGACAGAGCCTCAATCTTGATCTCTTTATTCTGGTACGGGAGGAACACTGGGTCTCGGTATTGGAAGCCAATACCGAGGTTATTCCCAACTGGTTGTTTCTTATCAGTATCTACCGAGTAGCGCGGCATGACCGTCGCTGGAAGACGCCATTTTTTGTACTTGACAGACCCATCAGCAAGTCCAGACATTCTGGACTTTGTGTTCGCTGATTTCTTGTTCCAGTTGCTGGACAGGTTCACTCTGAAGCTATGCTCACGATCATCAATACCGACAGCCAGTGCATCGTCATACTGGTAATCGACTGTGATGTTCGTGAGCTTAGTGTGGAATGGCTTAATGTCCTGAATGAACTGAACTAGTGAGTTGACGTCTTTCAGGTCGGACTTGAACATTGTTTATTGTCTCGTGTTGATCAGCTTGATCGAGTGCGCAGAAATCATAGACGTCTTGAAGATGTCGGTAAATTCAAAATTCAATGACAGCGCATCGTAGAGCAGAGTGAAGAAGATTTCGTTGATTTGGGTCGGTTTAGCGTTTTCCCAAACATCATCAAGGAACTTTCTTGTGCTTGCCGGGGTTTCGAAATATTTATCGATATTCATAAGATCGAAACCAGTGAACGAGATGAAATCAGGAATCTCAATCACTGTGCTAGACTGATTGACAATTCGAAGACTTGTGCTCTTGATTGTGCTCTTGATCGATGCGACAGCCAGAGACTGATCGACAAAGATTTGATCTTTACCAAAGCCATACTTCTTCTTCGTGTTGTGCTTCTCATCATAGCGAATGAGCTTCGTTGAAGGGATCGATTCTCCGATATGGTTCTGGCCTACGGCAGCGTCGGTGATCAAGTCCCAAAGCTTCTTCGGAATGCGAGTCTTCTGAGATGGTTTGATCAGAGTCCACTCGGTATGAGTGTTCTTGTGATCCAAACCATCCAAAGAATCACGAAGAGTAAAGTCTTTCGTGAAGCGAATCTTGTACGAATCATCGCGGCGAGCAAACTGATTCAGACCGTAGATGATGAACTGATTGTAGCGGGTCGGATACTCTTCGTACTCGATCTTCGCTCCTTGAAGGATTGCGAAAGTATTGGTGTTTGTCTTGAGAAGAGCAGCAGCACTTTGGAGAGTAATGTTACGACCGTCGGCCACCACATTCTTACCGGAAACCCAGAAATAGTACTTGGTCTGGACCAATGTGCCTTCAGAGTTGTAGATGTCTTTCGTGGTGTACTGATAGTCGTACTTGTACTGGACGAGCTTGAGCGGCTTGTCGGCTGTTGGATTCGTCGATGGTTCGAAAGAAAGCTCTTCATCCGAAGGTTGATACTTTCGGATGACGACTTTGATCTTGTCGCCGACGTTGATCGCCGAGTTGATAGTGACCAGATTTCCGGTGATGCCATAGTTGGTGTCGGCCAAGAACATGCCATTCTTGTAGACAAAGACGCGATCAGTGATCAGCTCGAGATTCTGCGAGAACTCAAGTTGTTTGACAACACCATCAAACTTCATGGTCTTGATCTCGTCATTCATCAAGACCCACGAACCCCACTCGTAGACATACTTGCTAATCGTCTTACCAAGGTGGGTACGACCATCTTTAAGCCAGGCTTGAATGTCTTCATGGATCGAAGGAAGTTCTTGATCGATAGCGACATAGTCGCCGTACACTGGTTCCCAGTTGTTGTATGGAACATCATTGTCAGCAGCAAGTTGAGACACCGTTGGTTCAATCCAGGCGGCCCACTTAGAGACACCAGTCGAAGGTTCGAGGTCAGTAGTGATGAACGGCATCTTCACATTAGCATTGATCACTGAGAATGCATACACATCATGAGAAGCATTCCCAAACTGGTCAGCAATGACTACAGTCTTATTTGGATCATTGAAATACGCGCCAGTCGTCTTAGCTGAGATCGTGATGCCAAGAATATCGAAGTTGAAGCTGACACGAACGCCATTCACTGCCGGAACTGTAGAAATTTCCAGGCGTTGCGAGAGACCTGTGGTCACTGACGTAGCCACCAAGTAAGTAGCCGTCCCAACCACTTCTTTTCTGAAGATGATCTGGCCAAGATTGTTCTTGATCAGGCCAATCGAATCGTCAGCATTGACTTCGATCTTTCCGTCAACAAAGAACGTTGGGTCAAAGACCAGACCGTTATGGACCGGTTGGTTGTTGTACTCGATGAATGGGTCGGTCGAGGTGCCAATGACACAGTACTCAGCACCAATGAGCTCGGCCGTACCAATGAGCTTTCCATCAGTCTGGCACGAGAGGTAAGCACCTTCCACCAGACCATGAGATGACAACGAACCAACCAAAGCTGCAACCACAGTTGCACCAAGAGAAACAGTCGCCGAAGCAGAGAAGAGTTTGACCCCAGTGTCAGCAGATTCGATGAATGATCTTTGGCTGAGGATTGGGTTCTTTGAGTGCTTCCATCCAACAACACGATACTTCCAAGATCTGGTTCTCGAGTACAATTCTTTAAAGGCCGGGACACCAGAGTAACGCTGTCTAGGACTGACGGTAGGATCATCCTTTTGAGTCTCGATGTAAGCAACCCAATTGTTTGGATGGACTACCGACTCAGTCCATTCAGCGACTTCGACCAGTGAGGCGTCAGAGATAGCACCCCATCTCGAGATACGCTCATTGACGTCCGGGAAGATCTTGTCATCGTAGTACGGGACATAGTCGAGGTTCTTGGTATTCCACCAGACTTTACCAACCTCATTCTCACCCCATGGGTGAAGCAGATCGTAGTTCTGATTCTTAGTCGTTCTGGTCGAGTAGTTGTACTTCGCTGGGTTCACGCTCGACTTGATATCGATGATCTCGATAGCCTCAGAAGGATGCGAATCACGAGCCGGATCCCAGAGAATGATGTTGTCGTAGATCACTGAGTTGTTGCGATAGTCGATGATCTTCGCTGGATTGAACTTATCGAAAGCTGGACCATAGCAACGCACGGTGACTCTAGTGATTGGGACTCCACCAATCTCATTAGAATTGAATTGAATGGTGGTCGAATTGATACGTTCAAACATCAAGTTGTTGTTCTCAAGCAGCATTGAAGTTGAATCGTACGGGATCAGTGAGTCATCCATGCTTTCAACGTCAAAACCGGTTTCGATACGACCGAGTTCGGTCCCATCAGGAAGGAACACGCGGACCAAGTCGGCAATGATCTCTTTCCCATTGGAATCAACCAGGTCGTAAGGCACACCGAGCAGCAGACCAGTTGGTTGAAAGATCTCAACTGATCCAATTTCATTTGCCACAAAATAGATCTTGCTGGCGGCGGTATCGTCAGGAGAGAACCACATGTCTTCATTTGTAGGTTCAACAGCGATGAAGCCAGTAGGAACTTCCTCGATTGCATATTTGTTGTCTTCGAGGAACAAGAACTTCGTGAACTGTGTCGAGACCATGTTTGCATCGATCTTCAGTTCTGGGAAGACCTTTGGACGTGAGTCGCCGAATTCTGCAACCTTATAAGCCCAGTACTCATCAATCATGGCTTGCTTGTAGCGAACAGAGTTCACAAAAGCATCGATTGAGAAGTTCGAACCCTTGTTGTTGATCAGACCACGCCAGAAGCCGAACATGGATCTATCGGACATGTTCAGATCTTTAAAGTAATCCGGAACCTTGTAGCCGATCAGATCTCTAGCAGCAGAAGTCATCTGTGCATTAGAAGTTTGGTATTGTGGGTTGTAAACATTTTGCAGATCGTCAATCGTTGCATCGATGTTTTTGGTGACCTGGTGGTCAGTGACAAAGTGGCCACCAAATGAGATGCGGCCCGTGTAGTTAGCTTGTTTCTCACCTTCAATAAGCAGGCGACTGACGCGAACACCAAGGAACTCGTCGTACAACATCTGACCGCCGTTGGTGTAAGAATCAAACAAGACTACGTGTTCGTACTCATTGATGATCGCATTCAAGTTGAACATCGGAACGTCGGATACGATTTCAGTGATGTCATCATCTCTGAATACACGGATTGAACTGCTACCGATGCTCTCATTGCCGATGTCAGTGATGTACTGATTGATTCTCGAGTCATACACTTGGCTTGTGCCAAAGTTCGCAACCATGCCTCGTGGAGTCTTGATCCATACTTTGGACTTGAACGGGTTGAGGACAAAGCCAGCACCAGCATCAAGACCGGAATACTGGAGGTCAATGAACTTCTCAATCTCCAAATTCCAGTTAGAGCTACGGCCAGTAGCCTCATCAATGATTGGCTCTTCGAAGTTGTTGAAGACCCAACCAGCATCTTCAAGGAACTTCATGTATCCAAAGATGAAGCTTGCTACGTTCTGGATGCCTGTGATGGTGAACGGGGTGATTGCAGTGTAAATGTTGGTTGGGACCAGATATTGTTTCCAAGCGACCGGAGTGTTGCTACCGCCAAGAGCTGTGAAGCTGATCATTTTGCTGAGCTTCTCATTCTTCGTGGCCTGGTCATCGGTGGATTCGATCACTGGTTGTTCGAATCCATAGAACGAAACGATAGGCAGTGACGGATTGAAAGTTTCAATCTTGTACACCCAATCAGAGCCATCACCGACAGGCACGTCGGTATTGTTCTTTCTTTCGATCGAGCCACGCTTAGCAAGCTGGACACGAATAGCCGTCAGCTGCTTCGAATCAGTGTTTGGATTCTCTTTGATTCGAACCATCATGTTCGTCGAATCGATCTTGAATTGGTCCGTAGAGATCTTAAGGTTCTCGGTACTGATCAGACCACCAACTCTGTACCCAAGCATGACGACCCAGCTCTTGAGGATGCTTGAGCTCAACGAGATGTTCAGATCCTCGGAGGTAGCACGAGCCACTTGAGAAAAGACCTGCGACATGCCATGAATGATTCGAACCTTTGTCGGTTCGAATGTCGTAGTGATAGTTTCCAAGTCCGAGTTGTACTTAATCACAAAGCGATCACCGTTTCGGAACCCGTATTGATTCTGAGTTACGAGGAATCGAATGTCTGAGCTTTGGAACGGAACATCGACATGGCCGAAGCCAATGAACTTACCATCGGCAGCAACAGCGAACAGCTTATCGATAGCTGATTTGACCTCGACGGTAAAGACACGATCAGCAGTCGCTACTTGGTAAGAGTAGACTTCAATAGCTCCATTCTGCGCGGTGTCGGTTACACTCTCATTGTGAACAACCAACTCTGATTGCTTCGGCTTACGAACGAGGTGGCGATCGATTTCGTACTCGTCCACTACGACTGTGTCCAGACCCCAAGTCTTAGTCACAAAGGTAAGCGGGTCAAGTTTGAAGTAAGCAATCAGCTCGGCGTACTTGAACTCGATCGACTTTCTCCAGATCAGTTCGATCAGACCATGATCACCGAACTCGTAACGAGCATCAATGCCAGAAGGAATCTTCTTCAAAAGCGCCTCGGACGCTTCAGGGAGCGCAGCATTGACATACGGTGGTAACAACGTATTGTCAGCAACGTTGACGCTCAGGGGGCGGCCTCCGATAGCCTCTTTGACATATGTCCACATTGCCGGCGTGAACGGAATAATCTGCAGCGAGTACATAACTGAAGCAAAGGTCTGCTTCTCCATTCCGACCACTACCCAAGGTTCAAGGTTTGGACGGGCTGTACCGTACACTGCTTTGTACACGCTCTGCCAAGTAGCATAGCCAGTCCCAGCGGTGAACACAGCATTGCGGTAGTTCCACGTGAAAGCATCTTGCGAATCATAGCTCGTCGAGTAGATGTCAATGCCGTATTTCGCACCAAAGCGAGAGAACTCGTATTGCATCAAGCGAGTGAACTTCTCGGCTTGATTCACCTTCATCGTGTCGATATCCAATTTGACACCCGCAATAGGTGGGACACCGTCGTGAAGAACTGTTTCGACTTTGAGGATCAGGTTGTTGACGATCAGGTCAAACTTGAGATTGGTCCAGGCACTTTTATTATCGCCAAGTTCCTGCCAGTAGGTCAAGGTTTCCTGACCGTTGAATACACTCATTCTTTTTCTGAGAACGTTGGTATCACGATCGTACCAATAGTCACCAACTCTAGGACCGACAGGCTCAATAGCGAAGGAGTCAGATAGCACATTGTAGTAGTACACAGTGTTCGCCACCGTGTCGTACCAGAACTGTCCCTTGAATGGTTTGCTAGGCGGGATACCAGCGGTGATAATACCTGGGAGAGTCTGTCCGTTGGCGCGCTTGAACATCTTGCTTACGATCTTTTTGGCGTAGTCCGGGTCGAACTCGTAGGCTTTGGAAACGTGACCATCGTGGTGGACGATGACATTCATGCCGAGATCGTTGTCAAACTTGAACATTGGCTTGACTTTGTCAGTCAGTCCAAGATAAGGAAGAGTCACAACGCAGTTCGGAATTGCTGAGGTGGTGTCGTTGAACAGTCGAGCCACATTATCGTCGATCACGGATGACGAAGAAAGCACTACGTTGTTTTGGCGGCTGTTGAAGGCGATGAAACGATCATAGATCGTGTCATTGAAATCTTCGATCTGAAGATTGATGCCTTCATCAGTGATCATCTCTGGGAGATTCTGTAGGACAAACTCTCTCATCGATGAAATGAAGGCATCGTACTTTGAACGCATGAACTCAACCATGCTCATCGGTGAATTAGCTTCTTGAAGCATCAAGCCAATGAACAGGTTGTAATCACCATTGAACTGTTTGATATGACCACCAAGACCAAGGTCAACGTTCAAAAGCTTTCTGTAATTGTTCACACCAAAGTTCGAACCAGCAAAGCCGGATTGAGCCCCAATCACAGCGATGAAGTGCGAATGGAGGTCGCCTTGCTTGAATTGCGATTTCACAACATTGGAGATGTTGTGGAACAGTTGCTTAGGAATTTCCCAAGTGCCGTCATTGGCATCCGGAGAGGTTTCAACAACACCGGCCGGTGGTGGCACCAAGAACTGACTTTGGTTCGAGTAATGCTTGAGAAGAGTGCCAAGCTTGTAGTAGCGAACAACTCTGGTCAGAGTATCGACTTCGTTATTCACGAGGTCGGTCTTGAACATGAAAGTGCCAAGCTTGTAGAGCCACTTCGAGATAGGATCGTTTATGGCAGGCATGACATCTTCGAAGTGTTCGAAGGCCGACCCTTCCATCAAGAACTGCCCAGCCTCATTGTAAAGCTTGAACTTTGGATGTTGGTTGTGTGTGGTCTTTGAAAGCGACGAGACCGCAAGTTCGGCTTCCATTGAGAGATTGAACTCAACAATAGGCATGGTTGCTTGGATCAGACTTCCAAGATCAAAGTTTGCTGCTTTCGCATCGCTGACATGAACCCAGAAGTTGCCAGTACTCCAACCAGAAGTACCACCCATCTCGATCACATGATACTCAGGATTGCCAAACTGATTGTGAGTCGGCTTGGTATCAAGAAGGTGACCGAACCAGTAGTAGTCTTTGTAGTTCTTGAGCTTCTGCGTATTGATCAGGTGGCCAGAAGTATCCGGCTTCACGTAGCGCGGCTTCACGATTTCGCCTGGAGCCCAGATCGATTTCAGAGCGCCACCCTTCTTGTAGAAATAGCTTTCGACAGTGTCAGCATCGATCAGACCATGTTCGAACAGATAGTCACCATTCGAATCAGAAACAATGCGGCGACCAATCACCGAGTCCAATGGCACTTCATTAGATTCAGAGTAGTAGAAGATCGAGCTAGCTTTTTTGGCGTGTGATCCATCAGCATGGTAAAGATTAAACAACGGGAGCTGATTGAGCTTCGTCTTGACTTGGTAGTAGAACTCACCGGTATCGGAAGGTGAACCTTCGCTGGTATGTTGATTGAGTTCCGACTCCATGAACAGTGAGTACTCGATAATTGGACGCGTGGCCTGGATACAATCAGGCAGTGAGAAGCCAAGACCTGCAACATCATCAAGGTGGACCCAGAAATTCCCAACAGACCAATCAGAAACACCACCTCGTTCGATGAGGTAGTATTCTGGAACTGTGAGCTTGTTGAACTCGTATTCGATCGCCACAAGCGCAGTGTTGCTGTTCAGGAGTCTTGCAGTCCCGATGACCGGATTCTTGAAGTGAATAATCAGGTGGTTCTTATCAACGTATTCAACGTTTGTCGGTTCGACATAACGTTGTTTGACAGTGTCAAAAACGCTGATCACTTTCGGATTGAAGCCGAGCTCGTGTCGAATCGACCAATCAGTTTGTGCGACACTGACCGAGAAGTGTGAGACGTAAATATTTTCGTTGAAATAGAAGTTTTCAACGCCAGCAGTGACATCAGACGTATCATCCATGATGCTGTACTGATCATCAAACGTAGTGACGTCCAGGCCATTGGTTACAACGGTCTTCTTCAGTGCGCTCAAAGATCTTCTGTAAGCCGGAGTGAGACGTTGAGTCTCTGAGACCAGCGAGTTGACCTGAGTATCATAGACCAGGTCGTACTTTGGGATCGACTCACAAAGGTGACCAACCCAGTAGTACTTGTTGTAGTTGCTGAACTTATCGAAGTGGATTGGAGGGGCGAAGTTGAAGCTCTTCGTCTTGCCCCATTCAGCAAAGTTCTTCACATCAACGCCCATGAGTTCCATCTTGTTCAGAACATCAGCGAACGAGTAGATTTTCTCTTCGGTACCGTGCTTGAGATAGATCAACGGTTGAAGGTCGTTGATTCTGCGATCAATGGTTTGTTGTGGGACGTACGGGGAGTACGGATCGTAATCCTCTGAACGATTTCCAACGAACCCATAAACCGGCACGCTTTCTGATTTCGTAACGTACTTATTGAACATGTTACGAATCAGCGACGTGATAGTTTTGTCGCGGAACTGCTGCGGAAGCAGATTGCTTAAGTCAAGAAACGGCTTTTGGTAGTCTGACATGAGATGGAGAACCTCGAAGGCTGAAATATTTGATGGGTCACTTCTATTTATTTCTGGAGAAGAAATAGAAAAATGACCACTTTTCGGCCTAGGTTCTCACATCACAGGCTTACTAAAAGTCTTCCATTGCTGCTGGCTAGACCAGGCAACAGACACGCATAGATCTCATCGTCAATGCTTTCCATCGTTCCACAGCTGAAATCAAGAAAGACGTGGTTCAGTGTCAAGCCTCTGAAATAGTTTGGGCCAGCCGGGGCGAAGTTAATTCTGGAACCATTTGTGAGTCTGAGTTGTTTTCTATTCTTTCCATCGAAAGCTTCGTAGAATCCAAAGTAGCCAAAGATGTCCTCAATGATTGACACAATCATGTCTCTGAAATTCTCCGCGATAGCCAGGCGCTGAGTCATAACCATTGAGAAGTTGTTAGGTTTCAGAACAGATTCACAGGCGATAATCCCCAACCCAAAGGTTGTTCGACCGCTAGCTCTATCACCACTGACGTGGGTGATTCTTTCACCGGATTCATACTCTTCAAACCAACGTTCTTGGTCGGCATTGAGAGGTCCTTTTGTGACGAATCGTTGGAGAAGATTTCTCAGATTCAGTTCACTATAGTCTTTATAGATATTTGTCATTTTTATTTTTCTCTATAGGATGATGGAGACCTTTCGGTCTCCATCGCTATTTACGCCTTCTGGCGAAGGTTGATTCTGTTGAACGTTTCCGTCACCTCGATATCGTTGATCGTGGCTGCGGACTGAAGCACTTCGTCGTAGCCGGCTTCGATGATGAACAGCGACCCAAAGTAGTTCTCAACGAAGGTTGGGACGATCACCACCGATGAAACTTCAGAGGCCATGCGTTGGTGAATCAGCGCCAGCAGTTCAGTTGCATAGAAGGTCTGACCGAAGTCCCAACGCTCAATGGTGAAATACTCATTGATGATATTCAATACACTGACCTTCACTTGGTCTTTGGTCATGGTGGCATCTGGGCTTTGGATGACTCTGAACTTTGAACGAAGCTGAGCATCAGCAAGTGTTCCAAAGAGAAGCTTGATTTTTCCAGAGTGCATGACCACGGTATCAGAGATCATCTTCTTGTCCAGAAGAGCACGATATGAAGTTCTGAGCTCGAGAGAAGTTGGTGGCAGTGGCATCAGAGAAGAGACACCATTGACGTAGTTGATCACTTCAGAGTAGTACCCGCGAGTGAGGACAAACGTGTCGATGATGTTTGAGGTTGATGGGTCGATCAGATTGGTGTTCGGGCTGTAGTGAAGCCACAGGAAATCAAGCTCGTCTTTACCAATTTTTCTGACATATTCACCAGCCACGTCATCGACGTAGGTCAAACCTCTCACATATGGAGTAGCTACAACCGGTTGCAGTTTGTCATCAACGTTGTTCACTTTGAAGTAAACGTAGTCATAGTTGATGTTCACAAACTCAGTGAACTGAAGACTGTTGTCAGGAGCCCCATCACCAGACAGAAGTGAACCACTGCTATCGGTTGGCATCACCAACAAGGCGTTGTTGTTCACATCGCCATTGTTGTAGCGGACAGCATCCATGACATCGTAAACTTCATTCTTACCAAGAGCTATGTCGTAGAACGAATCGTTAATCAAGCGCTTTCTGGTGTTCGACTTGAGAAGTGTCACTGAGTCTCTGACACGTTTCTTTGTGACACGGTCAACGATAAAGTTCTCATTGTTGTACCAGAACTTCGTGGTCGGGCTTTCAACAATCATTCGCAGATCACGGTAGATGATGTCCCAATGGAGAAGATTCCCTTCGATATCGTCAACACGCTCAACGATGATAAGCCAAGAGTTCACTGGGTCGTTTTGGTCGAATTTCATGTCGACGATATTGGCTGTGAGATCTGATTCTTCAATGATCTCCCAGCGTCCAGCCAAGTTCACGGTTGTTGCATCACCCCAGCCTTGAATAACAAACGAGTCGCCAAGAACGAAGTCGGTGAGGTCCGTGAGGTCCACCATGATCTTAAAGCTGATTTTGCCATTGGTGAAGTCCTCACCAACGCTTGTAGTCCAAGCTGCACCTGAGATGCTGCCGGTCACAAGGAAGGTGCCGCCGCCGGTCACTTCGTTGATGAGTTGGATATTCCAATCCTCATCATTTGAGCCAGAGATATCCAGATTTGTCAGTGTGCCGTTCCCGACCATATCGCGAGTGTTGATGTAACGGAGACCGAATCTTTTGAATGCTTGGACTGTCTCTTGGATCCCAGAAACGCTGTCGGCGAAGTTATTGTAGGTCACAATACCATCGAGTGAGAGCTTCATGTTTTCGTCGTAGATTCGGTGGTCTGGATCGGTATCGACTACCGCATGAAGGACATCGTTGATCTTTACGACTCTTGATGGTTCGCCATAGAAGTGACGATCCAAGCGACCTTGAATCTCAGTCTTCTCAAGCAGTGGATGGTTCTGAGTATCTTTGCCGCGGTACAGGATTTTCGTTTCTTCGATAAACTTCTGTCTCGGATTGATCACAAGCCCGGCAGTGATTGGATCCATGGCATTGATGTACGACACCATGTTGATCATACCGTTAGTCTTCAGGATTGGTTCAAGAACCGAATCAATCAGGTTGCGACTCGAAGAGTTAGAGATGAAAGATTGTTTCTTGAAATCCCAGTAGATTCGAAGATCGTTACCAAAGAGTTTGATGTTTTGATATTGGCCCGATGCATCATTCCATTCAAGATATTTCGGCTGGCCGGCAAAGGTTCTGTTGACCGAGCGAAGACGAAGGATTGAAGGATCCTTGAGCATGAACGTATTGTAGTCTTGACCGTTGACCATACGGTTTTGCGAGTAGTAGGTCTTTGGAGCGGTCGATCGAATGTGCTCAATGTCTTCAGACATTGATCCATTTTGGAGGGTCGAGATCAGAGAGAATCTGAAAGTGGCAGATTCGTTGATGTCCAACTTCGAGATGTAACCGAACTGGAGGGACTTGTTGATGACCTTCGACTTTTGAAGTACGAGGTTCTTGTTCAGAGACTGACGAACCCAAATGTGGAAAGTCCCAAGAGGGATTTCTGAGTAATCGCCATCACCAAAGTTCAAACGGATTCGATCGTTCTCAAGCGTCTCGACTTCATACTTCTTACGGCTTTTCTGCGTATTGAAGTAGATGTTCTGCGAGTTGATCGTCTCGGTCTTCTCCCAGATGTCAGCAATCTGACCAGAGAAGTCAACACGTTGAACCCAGACGTCAATGTCGTTGATGTTGTCGAGGGCGATATCGATGAAGTTATTTGGGATCGGATTTGACATCGTAATTTCGAGACGTTGCAACGAACCTTGCTTAGTCATCATCATGAAGCCTGTCATTTCAGAGCCGTCACCGAGGCCGTCATTACAGTAAAGCATCGTCATCTGAGCCGTGAGCGAAGGAGTCTTCTCGAACGGGCCACTCTCGTCTAGGTCAGTTGGGGTCACTTCCATCTTGACGATTTCGTCACCGACGTTCACCGAGTAAGAGAACACGCCATTCTTGAAAACGTCACGGTCACCGACATTGTTCTTGAGTTCGTATTGTTGGAACACCACGTCATCAACTTGGAATGACTTCAACGGCTGTCCAAATGGCTTGGACATGATGCGGTCCATAACCAGGAAGAACTGATCTTTCCACAATGGATTATTCGGATCATTCCAAACGATGTTGCGGTTCGTGAGATTATTCCCGTGAGAGTCAATCACCTCTTCAGAGCATGAAACAGCGCTGAGCTTTACAAGGCCACGAAGTGGGATATTTCTGGTCGCGTTGTAGGAGACCAGTTTAGCCAGTCGTAGAATTGATTGCTTGCGTTCGGCAGTCGAGATGAAGTTCTCATGAGCGACCATGTCGATACGGTATGCAAGCTGCTCAGCAACATACGAAAAGACTTCGATCAGAGCAATGAATTGGCTTGACTCGATGTAATCGTTGAAGTCTTCGGGATAGTAGAACTTGACGTAATCGATCAGCGATCGCTTGATCGTGTCGTAGTCGTAGCTTACGAAATTAACGTTCTCGAAAGCTGAGTAAATCTTATCCCAGGTCTCAGCCGCATAGAGGTTCTGAATGGCCATGTGCTATTCCAAATTTAGGTGGTCGAAGTATTTATTTTAAGACGACGGTTAGTTTCTTGACTTGATTTCGATGTTGAACTCTTCGGTCACATTGAATTCGTTGAAGAGTAGGATTACCACGGCCACCAAAGCATTGTTGTCTGGGAACGTGAGGACATCCATCGATAGCAAAGTGACACGAGGATCTGCGTCGAAGACCATAGTCAGATCTTCTCTGACTACATCTGCAACCTCTTGATCATTTGGTTCGAAGGTTAGCGTAGGGATTCTCGTCCCCCAGGCAGGCATGTGAATGCGTTCACCTGGAATCGTGTAGATGTGATTGATGAGATCCTGCTTCACACATTCGATATTGTACGTTCCGAATGAGACACCATTCGCGTTGTACGACTTCGTGCTGAAGCCTTTGTAGAGGTTTCCAATAGTTGCCATTATTCTTTCCAGTTCTTGTTTCTAGCTTTTTCTGGTGCAGGTCTAGACCATGGTTCATGCATCGGGATGATCAAGTCAAGTGAGAGGCCAGCAACTGCTGCGGCAGTACCAGCGCCGCCAGCAGACCCCATGTTGATCCCTCCGCCACCCATAATGTTGACTGTAGCACTAGACTTGATATTGATTGCTCCGATCCCCTGAACGTTCACGCTACCGCCTGACGACAAGATATTGGTGGCCGAAGATGATGTAGCGTTAAGAGGGCCTCCAGACTTAACATTCACCGCAGTCGAACCTTCCATGTTCATGCTGCCGCCAGCGGCTTTACCGTTGACGGTGACACCAGCTTCGTAGTTGACATTCTTTCCGGCTTGGAGATTGATGTCGTCCTTCGCTTGGAGGTTGATCGATTTGTCAGAGATCAGGTTGATGTTTTGTTCTGAATGGATCGAGATCTTCTGCTTACCGTAGATGTGAATGTGTCCATCTTCATCCATCTCAATCCAGTTGTCACCACCACAGGTCGACATGTAGATTCGTTCATTCGAATCATCGAGAATGATCTGGTGACCTGCAATGGTTCTAATTCTGGTTCGACAATCAGAGCTTGAATCATCCATGACCATGTAATGGCCACCAGGCGAAGTCCATGAGAAGACTTGTGAGTCTAGTGCCTTCGTATTGGCGGGGTTGGCGTTATAGCCTTCTTTGCTCGTTTTGGCATTGGCCAGATCCTCGGCCACATTTCTCTGCCACCCACCACGACTGCGATCGTATCGACCAAGAAGGCCAGCTTTCTCAAGCTGCTTCTGCATATGGGTGATTGGTTTGTTGTCATTGGTTTTTGGGACGCCAGAACCACCATTCCCATTCCCAGAGTTCTTGCCACCTGGGAGGGTGAAGTTGTTGAACGTCGGGAAGAAGCATCCGAGGTAGATTCTGAAGTTTGGGTCGCCATTGAGGAATGCAACAAGGACTTGAGCACCAATCTTCGGAATGTTCCACATCCCATAAGCCTTCAGACCGCCAACTAAATCATCCTCGCGTCCAACCTTCAGGTCTTGTGCAGCACCGCCGAATGGTGACACATACATCGCCCATGGGAGATCCTCAGTACCAGCATTGGCTGAGTCGATCGTAGGGATAAAGATCTTGAGGCGGCCCATTTCATCAGGGTCTGAATTGCCTCGAACGATACCCATGGTTAGACCTTGCATCTCTTTGGCCATTACATTCCTCCTCTATTCAGCGCCGCTACAGAGGCCGCTATCTTGTCTTGCATCCCGGCCATCTCTTGTTTCGCCGATTCAACCGC